ACCAAGGAGCGGGGTATGGTGGATATTTAACAGGAGCTTGGGAGATTACAACTGATTTAACAGTTACAGGTGATGTTATAGGGGATGTAAGAGTTACGGGTCAGGGTATATTTCTAAATAAAGACTTCATTCACCCTTCAGCTTTTATTGCTTATGCTTCATCTGATGTTCCTTTCCCAAGTTCAGAGACTTGGGGAGCAGGAATGTTTTACGATGCAGATTATGAGTCATCTTATTTCGGTATTAATTTTGCTGACAGTATTAATACATTTAGGTTGTACGAAACAGGGAATATTTTATTCCGAGGTGGCGTATTTGCAATGAATGAAAATGGTCCTTTTACTACTACTTCTATAAAACTTGGTGGAGGAGATGCAGGCGGTGCTACCAATAATTGGTATATAAATAAATCAAATAGTGCAGGATATAGTATTCTTAAAAATACTACTACATTGTATTCAATAAATACTTCAGGTACGCACTCATTCTATAGTTCAACACCTACTTTATTAGCGCAATTTTCAAGTAGTGTAGCTACATTTTCAACAAGTGTTTCTGTTACAACGGATTATATTTCAGTAGGTAACTTTGGTTTATTTAATGCAATTAATAGTTCATATCTTAGAACAAATCTTTCGACTTCTACTTATGGTGTTTGGGATGTAACAGGAGTAAAAGGTGGTTATAATGGATTTGTATATAATGTAACAAATCTACCTCATACTATGTTTGATGCATCGGGTAATGGGGGTTTATATTATCAAACAGGTAGTAGATGGATAATTTATTATAACTATGCGGATAACTGCGTAGGTATAGGTGGAGCTACAACAAATTCATCTTTTAGAGTGCGTATTAACGGACCTTCTCAATTTTCATTAGCAACAACATTTGCTAATAATATTATTGTTACTCAAACTATTACTAATAGTGTATTAGGTACAGGAACGGTTTACTCACTTACAGGTACATTAACGAGTGTTAACCCTTCAGATTTACGTTTAAAAGAGGATATTAACCCGTTAGAATATGGCTTAAAAGAAGTGATGGCGTTAAACCCTGTTACCTACAAGTGGAAAGACGGAAGTAATGGAGGTCAAAGAAGCACGGGTTTAATTGCTCAAGATGTACAAGAGATTATGCCTGATTATGTTAAAAATATATCAGAAGATAATAGTTACTTAGGGCTTGACTCGTATGCTATTAGCATCGTATTAATTAATGCTATCAAAGAATTACAAGCTGAAATTGAAATTTTAAAAAATAAATAATTACATTTGCTTAAATTATAATAGACAAAAAAAAATAATTCTTATTAAATTAAAATCTATATGACCCAAAAGAAAAAACTTACATTAAAGTTAGCTGAGATTATGTCTTTAGAGGCAGAAATTGGTGGATTACAAAACCAACAAACACAAGAAGTTGTTTTAAAAGGTTTATTAAATTACAAATTACAATTAGTTACTAAGTTCAAACTAAAAATGTTACTTAATACTATTTCAGTAATTAAAAAAGCAAACGACGAGCTTAGAGATGAGTTATTAAAAGAATACGGTACCGAACAAGAGAATGGTATGATTTCTATCCCTATGTACGTTGATGCTAATGCTGAAAAAAAAGAATACAATCCAACTTACATTGAGTTTGTTAAAAAAATGGATATTCTTTTAGCTAAGGAGATTGAGGTTGAATTTGAAGAAATTACTTTAGAGGACTTAAAAGACCTTGAAATTGAAGAGTCGTATCCTACATTTATGGATATACTTATTAAAACTATTTAATTGTGTAAATAAAAATAGAGAACCCTAACTCCAACTAAGCTACGCAATTTTTGTGTAGCTTTTTTGTTTATATTTGTGTCGTAAAATAATAATGATAATGCTATACATTGAAGATATAAAAGTTATTGGTGTTAATACGTTGTGTATGATTGCAATGCGTGTTACTACAATTAACGAAACCTTACAAACACTTGTTTTGTTGGCTACTATAGGATATACCTTAGTAAGAACTGTTAACGAAATTCAAAAATATAAAGATAATGGCAAAAGCAAAAGTTCTGACGGAGAAGATTAAAGTCAACTTTGGAAAGCGTAAGGGTGGTAAACACTCAAAGGCTAAGAATCTACAACCTAAAAAATATAGAGGACAAGGACGATGAAATTATCAAAGTATTTCATATTAGCTGAACTAACACCATCTTCAACTGCAAAGCGTTTAGGTATTAAGAATGACCCAACTCCTGAACACTTAGAGTGTTTAAAATTATTAGCTACAAATGTATTAGACAAGGTGCGTGAGCATTTTGATAAACCAATTTGGGTATCATCAGGGTATCGCTCTAAGGCTTTAAATGATGCAACGCCCGGCTCAAGCCCTACATCACAACACTGCTTAGGTGAGGCGGCTGACTTAGACCAAGACGGTAGAGGCACAGGCGTATCTAATAAAATGATATTTGACTATATTAAAGACCATTTAGAGTTCGACCAATTAATTTGGGAGTTTGGGACAGATGCTAATCCTGATTGGGTTCACGTATCATTTTCTACAAAAAGAAAGCGAAAGCAGGTGCTTAAAGCGGTAAGAGTAAAAGGAAAAACACAATATATACCATACGTTTAATAAAATAACATTATATTTGCAAAATGGAAATCGTAAACAATCAAATTCAATCTTTAACTCAGGATGAGTTAAAATTGGTTCAAGAAATGAACAATGACTTCACAAAAGCTAAATTAGCTTTAGGTGATTTAGAATTAAGAAAGCAAGAACTATTCAAAGCACTTGACGAAATGAGAGCTGAGTTCGCTAAAAACGAAATCGCATTAGTAGAAAAGTACGGTAAAGATTCTGTTATTAATATTATGACAGGAGAAATTACTAAAAAAGAGGATGAAACTAAGTAATTAAAAAATGGCAAGAATAAGTCAATATGCTACTACAGGAACACCAACGCTTGCAGATAAAGTGATTGGTACAAGTGTAAGTAATCAAGACGAGACGGTAAACTTTACCTTAGCGGATATATTATCTTTACCATTACCAAGTGTCCCTGTATATGCAAATAATGCGGCTGCCCTATTAGCGGGTTTAGTTGCAGGTAATGTATATAGAATTACGGGTACCGATTATTTAGGAGTAGTTCACTAATATGGAGATTCGTAAAATATCAGTAGGTCCTGACTATAAGGGCGGTGCTATGCATTACCTTATAGGGCAGAAAGTATTGAACGATACCAACGAAATTCATCTTATTAAGATGGACACCGATAAGATGTCTGTAAAGATATATATCATTAACGAAAAGCAGGAGGTGGTACTTTGGAAGGAGTTCACCTCTACAATACCAATTTCAATCGAATATAATATAAATTATTAATGAAATCTCCATTCTACTTCATAGTTAAACCAATGAAGGGGAAAAGGTACGATAACACAAAGAGCATAGGAGGCATTGACTTTATTGTCAGTACATCCGAGGAGGACCATATGTTTTCTAATCGCTATGCCGAGGTTATTGAAACTCCTCTACGATATTCGGGACCTGTTCAGGTTGGGGATACACTACTCGTACATCACAACGTATTTAAATTTTATAATGATATGAGAGGTCGTCAAAAGAGTGGTAAGAGCTTTTTTAGAGATGACATTTTTCTTATTGAGCCTGACCAATTTTTTATGTATAAGCACGAAGATAATTGGAATGCGTACGATAAGTATTGTTTTGTAAAGCCTATTGCTGCCGAGGATTCTTATATTAAAAAGCATCTTAGCGAGGAACCATTAATGGGACTTATGGTATATCCTAATAAAACATTAACGGACTACGGTGTTATGGCGGGCGACAAGGTTTGCTTTAAACCTGATAGCGAGTACGAGTTTGAGGTAGACGGAGAGAAATTGTACAGAATGTTTGACCATCAAATAACAATTAAGTTATGAGAGATTCAAAAGAAATTAAGAAAAAGATAATTGAGGCGGGAAGATTAGCTGTGGAGCAATTGATAAAAGTTGCAAAGGAAGATATTATTAAACCAAATGCCGAGGATGATTTGGCTGCAGATAAATTAAAAAACGCTGCTGCTACTAAAAAATTAGCCATATTTGATGCATTTGAGATATTAAGTAGAATTGAATTAGAAGAGGAAACTCTTGACTCATTAGATAATGGCATTAAAAAAACTGATACAAGACAGGGATTTGCAGAGCGAAGGTCAAGGCAATAGGTTATACTATGTAGTCGAAGACTACCTTCCTGCGAACGCAAAGACTAAAAAGAATACCTCACGTAGTTGGCTCTACGGGTATAACGAGCAATATGATTTGGTGGTTATATCTAAGAATGGTCAGATAGGAGATATTATTAATATATCAGGATTACACATTGCGCTGCCGCCTACTCCTAAGGAGTGTCTTCAAAGACACTACAAATCATCGGAACAATATTGGGAGAGACAGGAAATTCCTAAGGAGTTAGCAAGAATACAATCAATCTTTCATTGGAATGAAAAGCCCAAGGAGTTTAAAGACCGATGGGTAGATTACATTGAGCAGGAGTTTGATTATCGTGAGCAAGGTTTTTGGTTTATGAATAACGGTAAGCCAACCTACATCACAGGCTCACATTATATGTATCTTCAATGGTCAAGTATTGACGTTGGATACCCTGACTTTAGGGAAGCAAATAGAATTTATTGGATATTTTGGGAGGCTTGTAAGGCAGACCCACGTTCATTTGGTATGATATACCTAAAGATTAGACGTTCGGGATTCTCATTTATGGCATCTTCAGAATGTATCAACGTGGGTACGCTCGCGCGCGATGCAAGGGTTGGTATTTTGTCAAAGACGGGTGCCGATGCTAAGAAAATGTTTACCGACAAAGTTGTTCCAATTAATAGTAGACTACCCTTTTTCTTCAAACCGATTATGGATGGTATGGATAAACCAAAGACAGAACTTGCCTTTAGGTTGCCGGCATCTAAGATTACAAAGAAGAATATGTACGACAATAGTCAGGAAGATATTGACGGACTTGATACATCTATCGATTGGAAGAACACAGAAGACAACTCCTATGACGGGGAGAAGCTATTATTCTTAGCTCACGACGAGAGCGCTAAGTGGCTTAAACCTAATAATATCAAAGACAATTGGCGTGTAACAAAGACGTGTTTGCGTTTGGGGTCTAAGATTATTGGTAAGTGTATGATGGGTTCTACCTCAAATGCATTATCAAAGGGTGGTCAAAATTACAAAGACATCTACGAGGACTCACGTGTTGCCAATAGAAATGCCAATGGGCAAACTAAGAGCGGGCTATACGCTTTATTTATTCCAATGGAATGGAATATGGAAGGATTTATAGACATCTTTGGTATGCCTGTATTTAAGAAACCCGAGCAGCCAATCTTAGGTGTCGACAAGGGAATGATTAAAAATGGCGCTATTGATTATTGGGAGGCGGAGGTTGACTCACTTAAAAGTGATGCCGACGCACTCAACGAATTTTACCGTCAGTTTCCACGCACGGAGTCGCACGCATTCAGAGACGAAAGTAAGCAAGCGCTATTTAATTTAACTAAAATATACCAACAGATTGACTATAATGATTCACTTATAAAGGAACATCACGTTACACGTGGAACCTTTCATTGGCGGGACGGTGTGAAGGATACAACAGTTGTTTGGACGCCCGATAATAAGGGTAGATTCTTAGTAAGTTGGCTTCCTCCAAGACACCTACAAAATAACGTCAGAGATAAGGGTGGGAACAAATATCCTGCAAGCGAAAGTTTAGGTTCGTTTGGTTGTGACTCGTATGATATATCTGCGGTAGTTGGGGGACGTGGCTCAAACGGTTCGCTTCACGGATTAACTAAGTTTCATATGGACGACGGTCCTGTAAATCAATTTTTTTTAGAGTATATTGCAAGACCTCAGACGGCAGAGATATTTTTTGAGGAAGTGCTAATGGCTTGCGTATTTTATGGTATGCCAATCTTAGTGGAGAATAACAAACCAAGATTGCTTTACCATTTTAAAAATAGAGGGTACAGGCAGTTTTGTTTGAATAGACCCGATAAACACTTTAGCAAGCTCTCTAAGACCGAAAGGGAACTTGGGGGAATACCTAACTCATCTGAGGACGTTAAGCAGGCTCACGCAGCCGCTATCGAGTCCTACATTGAAAAATATGTGGGGATGGATTTAGCGGGTAACTATAGAGACCCTGACGAGATGGGCACAATGCCGTTTACAAGGACGTTAGAAGATTGGGCTAAATTTGATATTAATGATAGGACAAAATTTGACGCATCAATTAGTTCGGGATTAGCTATTATGGCTAACCAAAAACACATATACGTACCTGAGAAAAAAGAGTCAAAAATAAGCATTAACTTTGCAAGATATACAAACGATGGAACATCAAGTCAAATAATTAGATGAAGAACGATATATTAATAAATGTTTTATCTACAGGGTTCCCGTCTCAGTTCGTATCCGATAGCGAAAAGGCTACTTATGAGTATGGATTACTCATAGGTCAGGCTATTCAATATGAGTGGTTTAGAAAAGATGGTAATCAGTGTAGATTTTATAGTCAGTGGAGAGACTTTCATAGACTAAGATTATATGCAAGAGGCGAGCAGTCTATTGCAAAATACAAAAATGAATTAGCTATTGATGGAGATTTATCTTATCTAAACTTAGATTGGACTCCCGTTCCTATCATTCCTAAATTTGTTGACATCGTTGTTAATGGAATGTCTGACAGACTTTTCAAGGTTAAGGCGTATGCACAAGATGCAATGTCTCAATCTAAAAGAAGTAAATACCAAGATACCGTTGAAGCTCAAATGGCTGCAAAGGACATCTTAACTACAATACAAGATAAGACAGGTGTAAATCCTTTTATGATGGACCCTGCACAATTGCCAAATACAGACGAGGAACTCGCATTGTATATGCAATTAAATTATAAACCTGCAATTGA